CTGGCGTTCCGAAAACGCATTTCAGTATGATACCGCGAGTGATATGGATTGATATGTGTTTGTGTATGGTAAATATATAACAACTATTGATTGCGGTTACTCCTGTACAATAAATGGAGAAAAATCCGCATCTATTCGCAGTTATATGGCTTGTTCAAATATACTGTTGTATATGCATTATGTTGCATTGTAATACGACAAATATTTACTGGACAGTCCTATATGAACATAGATTCGCACATATCACGATATAACTTCGTATAGTTATCACTAGACACCATCGGTGTTTCACACATCTCAAGTTCAGCCATTTAATGATATTTTGAATTCGTTAAAATGAATTGATTATTATGAACATAGTCAGCATATATTCATAATAATCATTTTTTAAATATTAATTAAATTAATTGGCAATTATCACTATTGCAAAACACGATAATGAGTCGTTAACATGCATTAATTAATATAAACATATTACCATATATTTATACCAATTAACGGCCGTTACGATTCATAATACCCACATTCACAACTGTATAGTTCACCCATGCCGTCCCAACATGCGTCACACCTAAACACCACACCAAGTTTACCATGCTCATCATACGAATGTCTGTAAATACGGCGAGTATGCTGTCCACATACGTCACATTCTTCATTTGTACATTCACATATGGTTCGTATAGTAGATGTGTTATGTACATTACAGTACGCAGGTGTATATTCGAATTCTGGTTGTCTGCATATGACGCATTCCGAAAAACCATATTCAAAACTGTTACGACTGTCAAGACAAGTGTATCTAATGGTACATGGTGTGTGTTTAATAATGCATGTGGTTGGTGGGGTTATTGTTACATCTGGATCATCATAACGGTCTTCGCAAACTTCGTCTTGACAATTCGAACAAAAGAATGTGATAGTAAATCCTAACCCTCCCTTATGGACAATATTTCCATCTGTCATTTGTCGACAACCTCCACATACACCATGCTTGATTTTAATAGGTAATGTCTGTTCGGTGGTATCTATAAACAATGCGACGCTACACTTTGGAGGGTACTTGCTAGTAGTCATTTAATGATATTTTGAATTCGTTAAAATGAATTGATTATTATGAACACAATCCGCATATATTCATAATAATCAATTTTTTAAATATCACTTAAATTACTTTGTAATTATTACATATATGGATCGTCATATAAAAATGAATATGTGACAAGTATATTAATATTTATTAATCATTGATGTATATTTCTTATATTTGTATTTATTTAGTTTATTGGTATAATACATAATTTTGCTGTCATATGTATTGTTAATTAATCCACCGAATTGATTGACTGGCTCATCTTCGTAATGTACCTTCACGGTGTAATGCATAATTCCATTTTCATTACACACATCAAACATTTTGTTGAAAAGCACTGTAAATGTATTCTCGATACCATACGTTGATTCATATGTTGATTTCAAAAAACTTTTAATAGCGGTGTCAAATATATCTTCGTATGCTATAATCAAATCCGATAATTCTATTACGGTTGTTACCGTAGTATATGTGTCTTTAAATAATCGTATTTCATTAGCACATGGTGTCCGAATAATACGCAAAATAGAATTTATTTCATCATCATATTTTTTACTATTGAACTCATTTTCAACACATTCTATGCTAATTTTACGAACAAACTCGCGCATTTTATCTTTATATTCTCGAAACACTCCATCATAGTGATGAACTCGTGCACGCAGTGCACTTAATATATGGTTTGTGCGAATTTGCTCGATCGATGTAAATCCATATTTGTTGGTATTTACATCAATAAAGTCGTAAAATAATATTTTGCAATCTTCCGTAATAATTGGCATGATATAATACATATTATCGCGATTTTTGCTAAATAATTCATTTAATATATTACATCCAATAAATAATATTAGCTTCACGGAATTATTCGCACATTGCTTGATGTAATCGATAAATGGTATTATAGCTTCAGTAACTTCGATGTCAATATTATAATATTTAAGAATGTCGTCATGGAGACATGTTGCATTTAATGTATGTTCCCCAGTTAATTTGTTTAGTATATTTTGTTTATTTATCATACATATTGATGAATGTTGTAAGTGACCTTCACATACACTCATGATTTCCTGAAAATGTTTTTTCAAATCGGATCCATCCATATAGCTTGTACATACCAATAATATTGTATACATAGTATTTGATATATTAATGATAAATATTATTAATAACTAATTAAATTAATTATTAATAACATTAAATTACTTGGCAATTATCACCATCGCAAAAACACTCTCCAACAGGTACATAGTTTATGTTTGCAAATGAAGAATTATCGCTAATATATTCGCGCATTTCGTAATATTGACTTTCCGTAATTTTTTCGTATGGCATCTGTTGATATGCTCCTTCTTCACACATTGGCAAAAACGATATACACTTTAATCTGTACTGCGCATATTTTACTATTTCGGCTATTTCATTTTCTTCGTGTTTTTTAAAATTAATCGTGCAACTAACTTGATTATCCGACCAATGTTCTTGTAAAAATGCAACTAATTGATATTGTTGCCATATAGATACATTATCGATTGTTGTAACATTATCGTCTAGTTTAATTGGAAACGATACGACCTTCATTGAATCGGGGGCATTAATATCACCCTCTATATGATATCCCTTATTTTGTAGTTCATTTAACAACGGATCATTTGCATTTAATCGCACACGCCTTATATAATATTTTGCAAATGGAAAATGTATGCCTGGTGTTGCGCCTGCTAATAATGAAACAGTGCCAGATGGCTTAACCGATGTTTTTTTAATACTTTTAGGAACAGTAAACCAATCTGAATAAATGTTATCCCAATAATTAATGGTATCGTACCCGGAAGATAACCACATTTTGAGATCATTTAATGTATATTTAGCCAAATATTGAGCAATACCTGATACGGAGCATCCTATTCGTCTATTTTTCAACTGTACTATATTTGTTTCCTTCCAATGCGTTTTACACAGCGTTATTGTTTTAGCGTATAAATACGCAAACTTCAGCGTTCTTAAAAAATCTAAATAATTATCACATTTTTCGGGAAATGTTTCGACTAAACAACATAGTTCATAGCTTTCCAATGATTGCTCCATACATGGATTTGCACCCATGACCTTACTATCCTTATTGTCAACTATATTATTCATTCGCGAATACTTACGAGCGTTGTCAAGCCAAAATATACCGGGTTCGCCATTAGATTTTATATTATCAATTACTCGACTACAATCATCACCAACATTTGCGATTATGCTGTTATTACTAACCCATCCAAAAGACTGTCTGTATTTGTTTATTTCGTAATTTTTAAGATTTATAAATTCATCGTTAATATGCCCCAATATTACTTCGGATCCCCGTCGTATATTACCGCTAACAACACATTTACCAATTGCATTCATAACATCGGCAATTGTTGTTATTGTTATGTATAATCCAATGTTTTTATTTAGCGTCTCGGTAATTGTTGAATGTAGTTCTTTTAATGGTTCACATCCGCAACTAATTCCTCCGAATGTTTTTATAGCTTCTCCAGCAACTCTTATGTTGCTATAATCAAAAATTATTTTAGACCGATTTCCAATAAAATAACTGTTCAGCAAAATTCCAACTGATTCGACCCATCCTTCTCTTGAATCAGGAATAAAGTGTGTATATACACTATCGATATCTGGTTTATGTATTAATATCTGTCCCGCTCCTAGTACATCACTACCTACACCAACACCGAGCATTAGCATATCCATCGTAAATATAAATGGTTTCGCTAATTCCCTATGTATATTTATTGTGCTCACAAACCCACAGTTGTTTAATGACGCATATAAATGTTTTTCAGTTACGGAACGTGTACCCATGCTCCATAATCCTCGCCCAGGTGGTAAAAATTTCATGTTAAATATCCTATCATACATTTCTTGTGCTGATTTTTGAGCTTTATCTTCTAACCATTCAAGTCCGCTGTCGAGTATATGTTTTTGCTGTATTTGATATGTGCCGTTAACAACTCGCTCAATAGTTTGATACCATTCCTCATTCCTGGAATATGTTCGCTTATATACTAACTCACCTAAACCACTGTATCCGAAATTCACAGGCGTATTCATGTACGCTCTCACAAATTCCGTATTTAACTTGAACATATTTAGCCTATTTTTAAAATCGTTATATTGTTATAGAATAAATATATGCATATATGTCTATACGCATATACATTCAATTTTTAGCTTATATCATAATGTTAATATCCCTGTCCATATATTTGTTATATTTACTAAACTCTGTACAAAACACACCCGGAAACACGTTATCAAACATATCTAAATACATTTTAATAATGTCGACGGGTGTTTCGAAGTTCAAATGATAGCGTATATCGCTGTGTTTACTAATTGATTGGAATGTATACTCGCTAAATAATTCCATAAATAACCCATTAATAGTTTCAGAATAACATATATCATCCGTGAAATTAAGGTATATATATGGTTCCATATTAGTCTGATCATACATGCCAAATGATGATATACCAAATGAAATATTGTTAACAATATCTTTATTGATCCAGCTTGATGAATATGCGCACGTTATATCTGCAATTTCTTGTTTACAACAATCACTATCATCAACATGCCCATCAAACGATATTTGCGAATACGATAACCCTTCCGCGCGCTTGTTGCATTTAAATAATTTTTCAACAACTTGTCCATTTGGTTTATATGAAGCAACAACTTGTTTAAATTTAAAATCGATTGTTTCGCACGTATTGCACATTAATATCATGTAGTTAATGCCAAAATAAAACACAATTAATTCATTCAAATTTGCTGGATATCCTATATCTGGAATTTCTATAAATGTAATTACGCGCAATATTTTTTGTTTTTCAATACCATGTATATTGATTTTTATAGGTATTGACGAATGCAAGCAATATAGAACAGTATTGTTAACATATCCGTGTATATTATGAGCGAGATCCATATTTATTATATATATATTATATATTTTCATATTAGTTTTGTTTGTTATGTTATGATAAATGTGTGTTACAATTGTTTGTTAAAAAGTATATTTTAACATACTTTATCTATGAATCAAATTGACATTTACCGAACGCATTACTAAATTATTAATGCATATGATCACATGGCATTAATATATTAGCAACAATATACAATATACGACTATTTGTAAAAATTAAAAATATTATTAATAATGTCCATATAATCGATAATAACATCCACGATACATTATATTTAGCTAACTTATGTAACAATAAATAAGTTATTGTTGTCATTATTATTGTGACTAATAATACAAAACATGGATTTAGCCATATGAGTACTGCGCACATTTATCTAAACTGCTCTTAATACCGTATATATCTATTTTATATATGTTTTTATTAATATCGTGTGTATCTGGTTCGATATACAAATCTGAAAAATAATCATCGAGTAATATGCTGTGTATGTCTGGCAATATTTTGCAATTATTATAGTTTCGTAATCTCCCTTCATATATTTGACAATTTGGATTATTATCATTGTTCCATGTTAATAACTGTGGATATATTGTTCGCTTAATAAATAACTTTGTATCTTCTTCTAAATATAAAAAGTGATATATGCAGTTTAATATATAAAAATAATCATAATGCTCGCAAAAATTATTATATATGCCATATTTAGAAAAATAATTGTCATATACCAAGCCATTGTTTATATTATTCATATTAGACATGCCATAATCACATATTTTAACAACATATCCGAAATTTTTAATGATATAATCAATATTATTAACTCGATAATGTATAGGTGTTGATACATTATCGCAAAAAGATAGCAATACATTTTGACAAGATAGATCATTATGCCTTAACCGAATACCATTATATATTAATAAAATAATGATTATCTGAAATATTATATATTTTTCGTGCAATAGTTTCTTAGCTCTCTTTTTTTTCAGGACATCTAAAAAAGATGTATTTGAATTTGCACATTCGGACGCGTTTTTTATTTCTATTTTGAATATTTTAAATAAATCATGGATGCTATTAACGATATGATGTATTGTTTTTGGTTTTAAATGTGGGTCATATTGGTTAAAGAAATAATCAATATATGCGTACTCTGTGAATATTATCGTTATTTCTTTAGCTAATTTACTTGTTTGTATATCATGTTTATTTTTACATTCATCGTTGTCATTAGTTGCATATAATTTAGCATATCCATAGTATTTTAGTGAATGTGGGAAATCTATATTTGACATAATGTGATAAATTTTATTTTCGCACTGTATCGGTTCAGTTTTATCGTCGTATGCATTATCGCGCTCAAGTACTTTCCCAACAACATATGCACCAATGCTTCTTAAATAACATATTATAATACCAACGTTGTATCTACCCGTGTTTTTCAAATATTTAACATCTGTTATGTAACAATCAATATTTTTACACATGACCGAACATTTAATATTTTTATGATAGCATACATTACTTTCAAATAATTTATATTTGGCATCAAATCCACAAAAATAATTGCAATTAATGTCAACATACTCTTTTTTGCAACAACATGACGTGCAATTTGTTATACTTGCTTCTCCAATATTAATTGGCTTAGTTGGTTCTTCTTTTATTAATCGCGTAAATTCGTTGCTTATATTGTTGATCATATTATGCGTTATGTAATTAATAATATCCATAGTTTAATTGCTCTATACGAACATTATATATATTGTCAACGAAATACACTGTAAAAAATTGATATTAATTATTATATGTGTCCATAATAATTAATATTAATTCATTTTTACGAATAATAAACAAAAATGAACAAACAAACAGAGTACGATAAACCCGTTGTGGATGGTTGGATTAACAAAGTATATTTGGAACATGTGCGATTATATGGTAAATCTTTACCAATTGATTTTAAACCCAATGAGCGGACTATGTATGGGATAAGTTGCTTTTTAAGTGATCCGACGTACAATATAATATCACAATACCCAATCTTATTCGCAATACCTCCAACGGAAGACTCGTGTGAAAGATGGATATCCGAATGCATAAATACTGGTTGTTTAATAAAAATGAATATCTCGCGAGATTGCGAGATTTGTGATATGTTACATAGAGTAGAACTATATACAGATAAACTATACTATATTTCGCATTATCACAAAAATACATGTAATCGACATGTTGGTTACATAACTCGAAATAAGTCAGATAGCACCATTAAATGCAAACATTTGATTCCAGACTGGTTATATCACAAACTAATGAGTCGCGTCGATATGCGACCGAGACCCGACGATCCCGATTGTATATTGTATGTCTATAATATTATTGTATTGTATATCAAGCGCGTTATTATGACTCGTTCTATTTGTGTTGAACGATGTCGTTGTATTGAGTTTTTCAATGCGCATATATTGCAGAAATTACTAAGTAGATCGGACGATCATTTGTATGGGCGAACGAAGTCTAAATCTATATCTCGAACGTTATTTCAATTGGAAACCCGGGAACAAGACATACAGTGGTATCATTCAATAAACTGTATTTTTAATGATATTGATTCCAAAATATGCAATAAATTATGTGCACTGTCTTTAGAAATCGCATATAATTTGATAAAGCTAATTAGCTCGCTAACATGCAATATATTTCCCGAACATATTACAGAAGAGATTGTTCGCAACGAATATACATATCGCCGTGAGTTAGTAAGTATTGCGGATGTTGTTGATTTTTTATTCATTAATAAAATAACCCATAAGTATGGGTATTGCATTATCAAATATTATAATGGGCGTTTTTTTAAACAACCATGCAACAGCAAACAATACATTACACAATTAATGGACAGTTGTGTTTCATTTAACCGACATGGTGAACGATATATTAATTTGCGTGAATTAGTACATATGATCCAAGCATGTGGGGGTGTAGATGGCCGTGTTATGATGATGCAAAACATACGTACTCTACAAGATTATATTGGAATTATGAAAATAGGTATACGATATTATTTAGACGGTGGCTGTTGGCCATATAACCTATTACAAACACGTGGAAGATTAACAAGAGTATCTTTGTATTGTATGTTATCAATCGCATCACACCTTCCAAATGATATACTATTTGAAATATTTGGATTTTGTACTAATTGGATAAATAATGATGACACGTATATTCGCTACATATTATCAATTGGATAAATAATGATGACACGTATATTCGCTACATATTATCAATTGGATATGAATATAATCCTAAAAAGGATTGTAATACACCGCAATATATTAATTATCATTCGGATTAAAATAAATTTTAAATATTATCAAACGCATATTTAAAATTTATTTTAATAATATAATAATGTTTTATGGAGGCGGGGTTAAATGGAATACATTAGTACACAATGGAGTTATGTTTCCACCAGAATACGAGCAACAAAACGTACCAATAATGTATGATGGTATAAAAATACATTTGAGCAAAAATGCTGAAGAGATTGCATTTTTCTATGCAAAATATATTAATACCGATTATGTAAACAACAATACGTTTAATAAAAATTATTGGAATGATTGGAAAAAGCATTTACACAATACGAATATACATGAATTACATAAATGTGATTTTACGTTAATGTATGATCATATACAAAAAACCAAAATAACGCAAAACAAAAACGCAGTAAATGAAGATAAATATAAGTTCGCTATTGTTAACGGAAAAAAAGAGCAGGTCGGTAGCTATAAAATAGAACCTCCTAGTATTTTTATAGGTCGTGGTAAAAATCCAAATCTAGGTAGAATAAAACGACGAATATATCCAGAGGATATAATTATAAATATTAGTAAGAATGCACCAATTCCAAAAATACAATCACATTTAAAAAACCATACATGGGGTAGTATTATACACGATAACAATGTTGAGTGGCTTGCGTCATGGAAAGATAATATAACAAACAAAACTAAATATGTATTTTTGAATTCTAGCTCAAATATAAAAGGTATTGATAATAAAAATAAGTTCGAGTTAGCAAAAAAATTAGGTCGTTCGATTAATTCGATAATTAAGCATAACAATAATAATATATGTCACACCGATATAAAAACAAAGCAAATAGCAACAGCCACGTATTTTATTTATAAATTTTCCATACGAATTGGTAATGAAAAGGGAGATGATGAAGCAGATACCGTAGGTGTTACGTCATTACGAATCGAGCACATTAAATTACTGGGTAATAATAAAATATCGTTGAATTTCTTGGGCAAAGATTCTGTAAAATACAGCAATACAATAAACGTGAACGAGTGTGTATATAATAATCTAACAGATTTTGTGAAAAATAAAAACAGCAATGATTTATTATTCGATCAAATATTATCAAAAGACGTAAATGAATATTTACAAACGCTTATGGATGGGTTAACATCAAAAGTATTTCGGACATATAATGCATCATATACATTTGAAACAGAATTATATTCACGCGATCTTAATAACTTATCGAATGTAGATATATTAAATGAATTAACAACAGCAAATATTAAAGTAGCTGTTCTTATGAATCATCAAAAAAACATATCAAAAGGATATAATGATCAATTAATAAAAATTCAAACGAAAATTAAAAAGTATGAAGATATACTTAATAAAGAAAAACAAACTAAGTCAAATAAAAAAAAAATAGATAAACTTAAAAAAAGAATAAAAGAATATAATGCAAAAAAAACAATTCAAAAACAACTAAAAAATATATCGTTGGGGACGAGTAAATTAAATTATATTGATCCGAGAATAATAGTGGCGTTCGCAAAAAAATACAATATACCGATGGATAAAGTATTTACAAAAACCATTCAAAATAAGTTTAAATGGGCGATGGATGTAGATTCATCATATCGATTTGGGTAATATCAAAAATAGCAATTTTATATATAGGGACGATCCAGTAAATAATTTGTTTATATTTATATATTTCGTATAATATAATATTGCATAAATAATATGAACATAAACAAATAAAAATATAGTATGTATAAACAAATGTAATAATTAATGTATAATCATAAAGTACATACATACCAAATACAATATATCAGTGCATTGTCTCGCACAAATACTGGCGTTCCTAAAACGCATTTCAGTATGATACCGCGAGTGATATGGATTGATATGTGTTTGTGTATGGTAAATATATAACAACTATTGATTGCGGTTACTCCTGTACAATAAATGGAGAAAAAATCCGCATCTATTCGCAGTTATAGGGCTTGTTCAAATATACTGTTGTATATGCATTATGTTGCATTGTAATACGACAAATATTTACTGGACAGTCCTATAATTCATATTATTTTAATGAAATATTTAGACAATCCAATATGCAAATTTACACCGCTATATAGGGACATTATGTTTATATGTTATGTAGATAACATATAAACGAATTATTTACTGGTTCGTTCCTATATTATACAAATAACGTAAATTAGCATAAATAAAAAAATTGAATATATAAATTTTATGAATATGCATAAATTATATCCAATTCATTTTAACGAATTCAAATCAACAACTGCGATGCAACCGTCGGATTATGAATATAATGGGAAACGTTACCCGATTTGGTATACGATTGTGTATTTAAACGAACGTGAAAAGTGCCCACGCGATGCAATGTACGCCGACTGTTACAAGTATGGACATCTGAATAAGTTACATACACAACATACACAACATACACAACATATACCCCATCCAAAGCACTGGTTAACGCCAATCATATGCAAAGTGTTCAATAAGATAGCATATGCCGAAAATTGGTGGCGACAGTTGACAACATTTGAAACGTTACAAGAGGTAATACACAATTACGACGATGGCGACAATGGCGACAATGGCGACAATGGCGACAATGGCGACGATGGTAATGTAATACGATATGGTTACTACGGTTATTTACAATGTGATGCCGATGACGACGATGGTTATGTAATACGAGATGGTTTCGACGGACAATATGACTGTTATTAGTAAACTAATGTAGAACATAAACACATATGCTAATAAAATATATTATTAACGTATGTGTTGGTGTAATTTAATTGTTGAAAAATTGAAAATAAAAATGATTTGATTATGTATGATTATTATTTAATTCATTTTAACTAGCTTGTTTGGTTACAAAGTAACTCGAATTAACCACAACGATGCAGAAGATTATTGCAAGTACCGCCAGCACGTCAAGTAAATACAACACAATATTGCGAACTTTCGGCAAAGAGTGTGCGTTCGAATATGCAATTATGGTTCTGAATTACGGTATTTACGCAACAAATTATACAAAATCGGTTAAAGGTACTCGAGTTCAGACGCCGTTGGAAATAATATTGGTTGAGGTGGAACATGCATTATTTCGCAGCATGTACATTCCAGAAAAATCGTCGAACGTGTTTACTATGGAAAAACTAGTAAAGTTGATGTACATGACGCAATGGTTTTCGAAAGATTTGTCAATAGCATTCATTTACATGGCTTTAGGAATTGCTACTGTAGTTAATCAATACGGATTCACGAGTGTGTCTGCATGGATAAACGTTGTAAAAAATGAATATATTAGCAAGTACGGTGATCTAGATCGACGATATATTTATTTTTCAGATGCTATTCGTGAAATACCTGTCGAACTGACAAACCATCCATTAAACCAAAGATGTATTACACAGATGTTGAAAAAAAGCATACGCGTGTAAAGGGATATTGCGATAATAAATTATCATAATGGCTCTTTAATTATAATAACCGTTTTAAAATTAAAATTACGAACACAATATACATTATTAATTATATTTTAATTCATTTTAACGAATTCACGCAAAACGACGCAATATGTCTTGTTCAGAAGAACACACCGATCATTTGTCCGAATACAACCGACGCTTGGACAGAAGCGTGCCTTATGCCACCGTTTATGCTATTCAGATACTTTACGGTTTAGACGCTGAAGAATTACGTGATATCATAATTAGCAATCGACCATTGGACGACTTATTGGCTCAATTACGTAACATACTAGATATAATTTATGAAGGGTTCGTGCGCAGTGTTCATACAGATCAATTGTCGATAATTGATTTTGTCAAAATTATACAATTAACTAACTGGTATCATGAAACTCCAACCGAGACATTTGACTTACATATGTTTTTACCGGTTGCTTTCGCAATAGCTGATCATTTGGAAATGAAAGGTATTACAGAATGTGTATTTTATTGGGCATGGGAGTCTACAAGAATATATTGTCAGGAAAAGTTTACGCAACCAGATGACGATCATTACACGTGCATTGAGCGAGCTATTTCAACAGCTCCCGATGAACTCAAGACGTCAGATAAAGCAGACGAACTGGCGCGACATATAATGTCAAAGATGGATGAGTAAATACACATTTTCATAATATTATGAAAATGTGTAATATGAAAATGTGTAAATATAATACATAAAAAAATTAAAATTATGTAATCAATGCGAATTGCATAATTATTATTTAATTCATTTTAACGAATTCAAATTTACCACTAAGATGCTTCGAATTTTGGAAAGTGGTGACAGCGTGTTTCGAAGTTTGAGAAGTAGTGACAGCATGTTGCACAAATTTTCCACACTGTATAAAGAAACACTCACCGAAAATGGTTTCGCGGGAAATTCGTTCGCCGTAATAAAATTACTGAACGGCATCGACGCACCAACACCCATTGGACATATTGTTAGTCACAGATGTGACAATGGAATCTCTATTCTGAACAACGTAAATGAGTTAAAGGGTATCATATATCGCGGACTAACAGTAGCCTTGTTTAACGCAATTCGTTCGGCACAATTGAGTTTTGTCAACGATGTGGTTGATAGAATGTACCGTGTGAAATGGTTCTCGGGTGATGCTACGACATACGAATTTACATGCATGGCTCTTGAACTCGCGACGATTGTTGAAAATAAAGGGCACATAAGTGTGATTGCTTGGGCAAATACCGAGATATTCGCGAATGATGACTCATCCACGACGTACGATTTGCGCCGTCGACAACATGATATGCTCTGTAAAGCGATCCGTAATATACCGCCTGAGTTTGCGAACCATCCTTCGAATAAACATGCGATTGTTCAGATGTTGACTGACAGCGTACTCTCGTAAATGGCTATTATGATAATTCATTATCATAATAACTACTCAATTATAATCAACTTGATATTTACTCCATGAATCAGATCGACAATACACGCAATTAGGACTTCTACTAATCCAAATTTGTACACATTCTCGATGTACATAATTTTTGCATTGTGGACATGATACTATATTTTCAGAATCGCTTCCGAACTCTTCCAAACAAATTGGGCATGTATCATTCTCATTAAATTCTTTAGTTTTACTAGTGAACTGCTTATTTACTTCCATTTTAACTATCACAATATTATTAAGACGATTTTCTAAGTCAGATAAATCGTTTATTTTACGACCGGTTACGTTTGCAACAGAATCATATTTTAGCCCATTTTCTAATATAAATATACAATGCTTGCATATTATATTATTCTTATAGCACCTAAATACATAGTCTTTGCAATTACATCTAATAGTGTTTCGTACTTTATCATCTTTGTTATTTGTATCAATTATTACGTTTAATGGCTTACTATCATTATTCGTATTACATACCGTAAAATTATGTTGTCCTATTGATTTTATTTTATATCCGATTAAAAACAATTTGCTTTCGTCTTTTTTCATGTTTGAATACCGCTTAGTTTGTAATACTTTTATTTGATTGATAATCTCACCAGCATTATCAATATCATTTACGGTAGCTGTTGTTGTGTTATTAACCGTATCATTGTCCAATTGCTCGAATTTACCGCGCTCTTTATTAATCAAATATTTTTTTATCGCATATCTGTATTTTTGATTTACATAATCAGGATATTTAAGCGATAACCCGATTCTCGTTGACACATATATTTGTTCATCGCGGATTTGTTTTGATGCCGTTAATCGTATTAATTCTCTATCTAGCTTAATCGGATATTGAATTGGAAAATCAACAATGTTGTCACAATTACATACTTCCAATAATTTATTAACACATTTACATGGTCCACTTATCATATAATTATTATCAACATCAAACATGCTTCGTATAAGAATTCCAAAATATGTTTGTGTATCCTGATTACCGCACGTTATATCCATACATTTAAACGTACCGCCCTTGTAACTGCCATTTTTGAATCTGTGAAAATAAATAGTTCCGTAATCCAGCTGTCGTTTATCTTTGTGCGTATATTCGTCGGTGTGATCTTTATTATGTAAATAAAACTCGATTTCTGATATTATGAATCGATTGTTCATTATATGTAATTCGACACCATTCAATAATTTGCTAGCAATTGAATTAAAATCATTTCTCGAAGGTGTTTTTGAATTATCAAATACGAATTCCATTAGTTATTTGTTGATATAATTATATTATGAATATTTTATATTACATAATATAATTATATCAATTTTTATTGTCAATATAGAATATTAAACATATGTGCTAAGCAATTCATGGGCGTGTTGTAAACTATCGTTAATAATTTTTATATAATTGTTAATATCGTCAACACCTGATAATTTGAACGATGTCACATTTTTAATATTTGATTTTAATTTATCGGTTAACTTGTTTATATTATTTAATTTATAATATATTGATAATTGTGTGTTTAAGTCAATGATACCATATTTTTCGGATAGTTCATATAATTCATTTAACTCAGATATATCAATTGTAATATTACCAAGGGTATTGTATTTATATAACTTATCGACAAGTTCTTCGTTTGGTAAATTATGTGTATCATCTAATTCTTCACACACTGTTTTTAGAATAAAATCAAAAACTTTATAATCTCCTTGATTCGTTTTAATGATATTGTTTCCCATTTCCCGGTTATTATAAAAGCATTTAAGGTCATCGTCAACATCGGTTTTCTTAAAAGATAATGGAAATGATTCTAGTTTGGTTTTTGCATATGTACATATAATGGAATGTACCGAATCGCATTTGTTTTTATACACTTTACACATATCACGAGCGCTTGTTATAAATAAATTGTTTACCGAGCCCGCTAAATCATCTATACACATGTCATTCACATCATATTTACAAAGCGTTCTGATAATATCACATCCATAATTATATATATCATGTATGGTTGATTGGAAATTATCAACTGTTATTTTATCAGATTTATCTAATATCTTATTATCTAATAAAATATACTTGTCAATAAATTTAGTATGTGACAATATATACTCATCTAGTGTTTTTTTAATATCAAGTATTAACCATTTATTAGTAAATTCACTAAGCGCGTATAAATCATCAATCGACAATTTTATCGTTCCAGTCGTAATTAATTTATAAAAGTGATTAAATATAGCGTATTCAATATCGTTCATATCAATAGAACGCTTATTACTATCATTGTATTGATCGCTATTAAGTAATACATCTAAACCAACGCTTAATCCACTAAATACGCATTTAAAAACGATATACGATTCATTATTAATACATATAGTAGTTTCGCCATTATCTTTATACTTATAAAATGGTGTATATTGCTTGTTTACAATATCATCTATCGTTATATGTATTGATTTAGAGTTATATGTATGCTTATCTATATTACTAATTTGTATAATTCTATGTCTGAGCTTATGCACGTATTCTTTTATTCTGCAATACAATGACTCTATATGATTTATGTAAATATCAGTTGCACTTGTAAGAGTTTTGCAACAAATTTTAAGCTTATTATATATAACATCTGGTAATGTGGATATATGTACATCGACGTGTCCCCAATCCTCATGTCGGGCATCATAATCAGTTCTAGGAGAAAATAACACACATACTCCTTGTATACGTCCATCTAATATTTCTTGATCCGTTAATTTATCCACGTTTATTTTAAAGTAGCTTTTTTTATCACATATTATTAATTTCAGTCGTTTTTCATTCCAATTGCAATCATAATAACATGTTTTAACACAATTTTCCAATATATTCATTATTGATCGTTATTGAGTGTTAATTGATTAATTTAAAATATATATTGATATTGTTTAAATTAATCAATTTTATTTAACAACTATCTCAATTCCAAGCTCCCTAAACAAACTCAAATCATGTTTGTAATATTTACTTACAGTTACTTTTTTTAGTGTTTCGTTGCAAATTATGTATTTTGGATGTTGATTAAATGCGACCCCGAATTCAATATGCTTTAAATTAGTGCGCTTGAGCATATATACACCTTTATTAAAGAAATCACCTAATCTCAAATAAACCAATGTTTTATTGTCACAAAGCGACCACAAATCACTGTTGAAATTACCCAATAGCTCTAAATGAGTTATATTTTTATTAATCGCAACGTGATATATATTGTCGTGATTTGCATATATACAAACATGTTTAATACTCATTTTGCAAACAAATCTACACAAATAAAAATTATTGGCTATCGTGCAATTTGATAATATTGTTATTTTATTAATATATTGGTCAACATTTGCTATATTATCTGCAATATCAATATAATTATGTGTCAATATATGCATTGTTAAATCGCGGTATATTATTGTGTTTGTATTATTATCAAATACGCATTTATATAAAATGTTAAATACATGTTTTATGTGCGTATTTAAATTAATAACATTGCTGATATCAACTCCATTTATATATACATTAGTAACACAATTACATGTGATGTAACATTTTATTGGTAATTGTGTACTGCTAATAAATTCAATAATTTGAATATGTTTATTATCAAATTGCGCAAATGCCATATCGTGCGTATTTCCAATTATTTTCAAATGTCTCAGATTGTACATGTTATTAATAGTATCCATATGTATATCATACATTACATCGACTTCTAAATATCGCAATGTTTTACATATAGGGTCACTTTTACGAATTTTATCTATATTATTAATCACCAGGTTATGTAATACCCCTTTATATAAATAAGGCAATGATGCACCTAATGCATTAATATGTCGTAATGTTGTGTTATTTTGCAATGTGTACAAAGTTCTATTGAAATGATTGCTAAACATCAAATGAGTAATGGTTTCGTTATGCATAAAATGATCAATATCACAATTAAATGCATATCCTAATTCCAAATATCTAACATTCATTGTTTGTAAAACATATATCGGATGATTAAATCGGTGACCGAATATTAACTTTCGTATGCTCGTATTATTTTGTAGATGCAATATGCTTCGGTTGAAGCTATTTCCGAACGTTAAGTTTGTAATAGAATTATTATTTGTTAATGGCTTTATGTATTCGTTAAACTTATATCCAAATGTCAAATGCGTAATCGTATTATTATTTTTGAGTGGTTCTATAGGTTTGTTGAAGCTATACCCGAATGTTAAATGGGTTATGATATTATTACCATCTAATGCTCTTATATTTTTATTAAAACGGTATCCAAATCTTAAGTATTTTATCGTTGTATTATTTGCAAGAGCGTCTATATCGCTGTTAAAATCATCTCCCAAATGTAAATATACAATGTTATATGGTAACGTAATATGGTTAGTTCGATCATTGAAATATAAATATCTTAAATTGAATATATCAACATCGTTTCTATCATTTGCGTAATTACCAATATATACATCGTTATGTATTAATTCGTGTCGATTGTCTTCAAATGTTTTAATATTATATACATCATCATAAAAGCTATCGTTGTAAAATTCCACGTATGATAATCGAAGGTTTTTAAACGTGTTATATTCGCAATAATTATAAATTGTATTGATAATGTTACTACTTAGCATTTTTGTTAATATTTATATATTAATAAATATTAACAATTTACTCTCAAATAACTTAATTATCAATTTTTAGTAATATATGTAACTAGAACATATGCATTTAACGTCGATAAACAGTACACTAAAAATGTACACGAAAATAATAACGTTACTATATGTTGATAGATTGACTATCATATTCACATTGTTCACTACCACTACAATCTGAGAATATTATATGTGTTGCTGAATGCATTTGTGCTTTTGTGCATTGAGTATCTAACCATTCGTATATATAATCACATTTATTGTAATTATTTTTAATATATTTACTTTTTAAATATTCAGTTATAAACGGTATATGTACATTGCTACATAATACTCCTTTTTTAAAGCAACAATACGTATCCGATTTACATAAATATTCATCAAATACGCATTTGATGTACATATCTACGCTATATTTTTTATTAATTCGCGATATTGTTATTTTTATATTTGGTTGTTGTAATATTTCAATGTTACTGTTATTTTTGTTTATGAATAACACATTTATGTAAGAATATCCATTCGGCGCAATGGTTTCTTTTTCAGGAGATGCGTGCACATACTCAGAAATATTGCTATATACACAATATTCATAATAGTATTGTGATTGATTATGTAACCGGATCACATTATGTTCTATGTTGTTACATAATATAATAGTGTTGATATTGCACGTAACGTGTTCGTCGTTTACATGTGTAGATGCCATAGTATTTATGCGTATAATAAATATAATAAACACTAATTTATTATATATATATATTTGTATATTCAAATTTTTTACTATATTTTAATTTACTTCAGTTCGATTCACATTCTTCTTTACCAAGTAAAAATGCAACCATTGAAAAATCATCATAATGATCATTATACTGTTTATAAAAATAACTAGCAAACCCAATTGCTATTAATAGCATAATTACTCGCCGAATACGCGTTATATATTTGTAAGTAATTACATTGTTATTGTTGTTATTTTTTTCATTATATGTATATATGCTATACATATGTACGTATACGGCTATAACAAATAGTGTTAATAATGTGAATGTAACCGACATTTTATTAAATGCTAACAATACAAGCCATATAAATAACGATTTTTTTATATGATTGTTTGGATGCTCGTCATATTCATCTGTAAAATTAATCGTCAGGTAAATTGTTACTAATATAACGACGTGTTTGATATACATATTATGAGTTAATAACGTCTGTACGCCACAGCTTAACGTATTATTTATAAAATTAGCAGATATCAGCAAAAATAATAATAATATGCTTTTAATGTACAGTGTGTTCATATCAACGCTATATTAACATGTTATATTAATCGTCACGCATGAGTTCTCTTTCCATTATAGTTGCATTTAGTACGTTACATGCAACCTCGTTTTTTTTCATGTAGCTCAGTAATGCTTTAGTATCTTTTGGGAAACACGCACCCCCATAACTTAATTGTCCATCGTGTCCAGGTATAGTTGTATGCATTTCATTAATCCATCCATTTTTTAGCATTAATTGTAATATGTTATTATAATTTGCATTATTTTTTTGACAAGTTAAGTATAACTCGTTGAAAAACTGTATTTTAACGGCATAAAATGAATTTGCAAATATTTTCATAGATTCTGATTCAGTTGATGAGCATATCGAGATAATGGCGTTTGGAAAATGCGTTTCGTAGAATGTTTTAACAAACATAACATCCGAATTAGTTAAATTATCAGTCGCACCCAGTACAATATGTGTTTGGTTTCGAAAGTCATCGAGTGCTGTTCGAGCTGTTAAAAATTCTGGATTATGTATTATTTTAAGTCGTTTGTATGTATTTGATAATTGTAATGTAAATTCTGGCTCGACTGTACTTTTAATAATAACAACTCCATTATACATAAAGTTATTTAATTGTTCACATGTTTCGTGTATTGCGGATGTGTTATATTGGTTATTATTATCGTCGTATAATGTCGGCAAACACATAAACATTATATCGCTTTCTAAACACTGTGTAAACGTATCGGTCTGCTTATATTTATCATAACAAACTATATTAACGCCTTTTTCTTTGAACACCTTATATACAGCCCCTCCAACGAATCCAACACCAACAACAGATACTCGCATTATATCATATCGTTATAATTTTGTAATTTTATGATATATCAATATAACATCATAATAAAGCAATAATGAAAGTGGAGTGGAATAAAGTTAAAATAATTAAAAAAGCCGGTTCTGGTATGGTCGGTACAACATACAAAGTCGAATATAAAGGGAAAATTTATGCACAAAAAATACAAAGGTTATTTGAGCATTCAATTAAACCCGATTTTGAACATTCGATATGGCGCGAAATTGACTTTTATAATTTTATATCTAAATTAAGTAAATCCGATAAAAAATTTTTCATGAAGATGTACGATTATGATATTTATAATAATTGTAAGCACGTTCAGATAAGGAAAAAAAAACCATTTTCAGAGAAACATGAAAAAATATTTGAAGATCTTGACAAATCGGATTGGTGTATTAGATTTTTAATAGAATATAAGGGAACAAAACAACTGAGTAAATACATTACAAAACTAACAACTACACAAATATATTCAATACTATTGCAACTTTGTAAAATTTGTTATATAGTGTACAATCATGGGTATTGGCATCATGATCTACATCCATCGAATATTATGCTAAAAAAAACAACAGATAATACATTTAAATTATTAGGATACGATATTCCATATAATGGATACAAAATATCCATTGTTGACTATGGAAACATATTAAACGATAAATTTGCACCACAATATAAAAAATTACCAAATATGTTCGTGAGACATAAATTAAAATGGATGTATACGGAATTGCAACGCGCGTTTTGGAATATTGTGACTAATTATGAAAAATACCTTGATAACTGTAACAAAAAAAACGTCGTTTATCCATGGTTCACTCATGATTATTTTAGATTAAATGGATTGATAAATATTATTAAAAATGACATTGATTTTATTAATAAAGTTAAACATAAATATTACAAAATATCTTCATCGTTTAAATTAGCTCTTGAAAATTTAATTAGTGATCCAGATAATGAAGAATATAAAAAATCGACAAGATCAAGTCCATATCATTTACATCATACCGCATTTGTTGGAATTATAACAGAATTCCAGTTAATGGAACCTGAAAAGTACATGAAATATTTTGAATGGTGTTCATATCATAAAATGAACTTACCTGCCAAAGATATCAAAGAATTATTATTGTCGATGTCGGTTGTTGATATGATCAAATATTGTATAAATAAAGCAAAAAATTGATAATTCATATGATATGAATTATGTACTATTATGTACAATTCATTTTAACGAATTCAAATTAATAATGGCTTCTAGACATCCGCGTAGCAAGAGAACGGCAGATACGCGTGCTATTGAGGCTGATGTTGCTAAGGCTATTGCTTCTGATGAGGCTGTATTGAGCGCGGCCGTTATTAAGGATGATGCTGATGATGCCGATGCGAAGGCCGATGCACTGGTTAAGTTTTATGATGAAATGTACTCACAGGTTGATTTGGCTGGTGGTGTTGGCGGGACGCGTGATCGGATTTATACGGTTATTGTGCATCCGGCTAGTTTAGGTGACGCATTATATGTAAGATTCAAAGGTTATTTCGGTGCATACAATCATATACGTAAACAGCGTGGACAACGGTCATTGTTTGGTACGGCCATACCAAATTGTTACGAGTGTGTTATTGAAGGTGTCACTATATATTACGTGCGATGTGATGTTACTTTACAGTCAGCATTTTTGGATAACGGTGACCCATGTCGTCCATTGGTATACGTGTGTATATACGATGATACTATTGGCGCCCAGTTAAAAAATAAGTCGATATGCAAAAAGTTGAGACAATATTACGAAAATATATACCCGACAACTGAAAGTACGCCAATCGCACATCGTCACATGGTTGCGATGGGGTTACTCGATTCAATATGGGATGTGCGTTACATTGGTGATTTGCCCGAGTTCATGCGCGTGTGTCCAAATATAAGCAAGTTTTTCGATGGTCGTGAAAAAAAGTCATTTGGTAAGTGTTGTGGTGATGTTGCTAGACTGCTAATGCGGAAATGATAAATAGACACTCGAATATTGTTATATTTACGAGTGTCTATCTATATGGTTTCTTTTGACAATCTATCATAGGTATACTCCCGCCAGCGGCGGTTTGTCCTGGTATAACAGGTGATGGACGGGATTGATTGTCAGGTCTTGCATGGATATTATACTTTTCCCACCACACCATATCAATAAAATCAATATATCCTTTATGACATTTGTTACACACACCGAGTACGCTCATCCAAACGTTATTATATTCGCTCGGAACACTTCTACACCGACGGCAACATGTAAAAGGTAAAGTGCGTGGTTTTAAGTTCGCTTGATAATACCCACGACATGCATGATGCGGATGACACTTTCGACACGCACCGCATTCACACAACCGCAGTTTATTGTTATAGCAAACGCGTTGTTTGCACATAGTACATGGATCATTCCAGTGAGTTGGTTGCCGATATTCGGTGCGTGGATACGATAGATGCGATGGATGCGCGTGATGCGCTGGATGCGCTGGATGCGCGTGATGCGCTGGATGCCCATGACATGCATAATGCACTTGATGCACTTGATGTGCTCGAGGCGCTCGAGGCGCTTGATGTGCTCGAGGCGCTTTACCACGAAGTGCTGGTGTAAATCGTCTGCATTTGCATACGTACTTGACGTGACAATGGTCGCACGACTTACACACACAATACGATATACCAGGTGAACGTCCAGCGTGGTCACCGCAAGTTATGCACACCATCGTTGTAATGTTGATCGTCCAGTGACAAAAATTTGAATTCGTTAAAATGAATTAAAAATATTAATTGCAAATGCCATATATTATAAAAATTCAATTTTATAATTCAAATGCAATAAATATTAGTGCATTTGGATGCTTACGAGCAAGACCGCTTATGTATGCGTCGTTGTAGTGCACTAAATGCCATTCGAGCACACCATATATTTTCGACCACCTGAACACGGCACGCTCTAACGTTCTCAAACAGCTTTTTGGGATTCATACACAAATACTCAAATTCGCTTTTACTAAGCATAGTCAAGAACAACGCACACTTCGATAGCGATGCACATATTTCAATATAATCGGAGTGGATCATGCAAATGGGTTGCGTTGATGTTGATATATCCCCCGACACATTACATGTACACTGTAACAATTCACTCCGTAAATGTACTCGAATTGTTTGGAGAATGTGTGCGCTAAACGCATTGTCGTAATAATACTCTCGCCAAGTAATGTCGTTGTACATAAAAATAAGTAGTCGAATGGTCATTATTTGCACATTATACACACCGTCGTGCATATAAAGCAATTCCATAGCCTTGTACAATTGATCGAAAAACTTGTCCATGCTTGTAAATTCAAGTTCACTTCCTTTAATTGAATTCGTTAAAATGAATTATGATAATGTATACACATCGTATATATTATTATAATGCAATTTTTATGTCAATATATCGTACATTGCATTAACCGCCCATTTGTTAACACTATTTATATACCCATGTTCATTAATAGTTTTTATCGCCAACATATTAACAATATCACTATCTTTGCCCATAATATTACGATAATACTCTTTCAGTTCTGCAACTGAATTTATTTCATGTGTATTTGTTGGTTTAAATTTAGAAACTATATTATTGTTTCTGGCTTCATATCTATCATATATATCACATTCTCGCTTGTTTAATAGCACAGAAAACCCACGTTCCATAAACTTATGGTTAATCTCGCACGGTGATTTTTTACCATTTGCACAATTAGCTATACAATTAACGCTTGTCATCATTGCGCAAATTTGCGGAATTGTGCAATATACGTTATTACCATCATATAATGCCATTACAATAGGCAGATGGAATTTCAGGATTGTTGAAAATGGATCGTTGGAAGGAACTCTAAATAAATCAACATTTCTGTACACATCGTTAGTGATTGAAAATTTAATAACTTCAACAATACGCAATACTCCAAAATTATCATCAACGTGTCCAAATAAGTCGTTATTATTATATATTATCTCATCGTCATAAACCCGTTCATATTTATAATTTCTCTCTTGGTTATCTGTGATAATTATGTTAACATTATCTATCGATGCGTTTTCTGGAATGTTATTGTGCAATGCTGACATATTTGTATCCCATTTATTATCATCAATTATTTTCTTTTTCTCGTTTGTGTATATATCGTAAAACTTTTTAACAACATATTTGTTGTTAATATTATTTACGACATTTGCGACGTCTTTACATATCATTTCAAATATATATTTCGAATCGACCAATATTGTAACTTTTTTGGCAATATTTATATCTGATACTTTTTCTGTACAATATTGTTCTAAATGATTCCTTGTCATAACGTCTGCTATTTCACAGCCCTTGCTATAAAAATCCATTATTGATTTGTCGTGATATATGATATCTATATCGGAAACACTTTTATTATTAGCATCATCGGTCACTCTTGGATAATACTTATTGAAGTACGAATTCAATACTGCTTCATGAGTAACATTTGGACTTAAATACGCGTCTTCAAATAAATGTGGATTGTTTTTCTGAGCACATGCTAATACGGAACTCCCTGTTACACATATATTATTCCAGTTCAGTCCGTTAAATTGATTATGTGTAGCCGAGCATGTGCTAAAAACGTTAAATCGTAATTTAAATTCGTTTAATGTACATACTCCAAAACACTGCTCACCATAATCACTTAGTTGTGGATGTATGTATCGCGTATAATCTTTATACAAAATATCATCAATAAGTGCTGGAATATATGGAGAAGATTTTATATCATCAACAGCATACGGAAAATATGGTAATTTATTAGCGGTATCAATGTCGAGTATAGCATTCTTTATATGTGCCGTATTTTTAGATGAATGCGTTGCTAAATTCAGCGTTAATAGCGCATATCCAAAAGTATACCTAAATACAATGGCATATCTTTTGAACAATTCATGTGCGTTTTCCAGCAACTCTTTATTGTTAATTACTAAATGGCAATACTTATTAGTCAACAATAGTGCGTTTAGCAAATAATATTTCATTTCATTGTCACATTGGTTAAATATGTCGTTAATTTCTAATTTAGAAATGTCATTATAATCACAGTATGTATTATGTTTGTTAGTCATGTTATAAAATAAATTGCGATTTGTTACATTATGTACATTATCATAGTTGTCTTCTGTATTGGTATTTTCGTTTGTAACATCTCGATGAATGTTCGAATTCATTTTCCACGATGAGTTAATGTAAGAACGGTTATAAAAGAACTCGTTGAAGCTAAATTGCAATTTATCAGGAAGATTCCAATAAAGTGTCTCTGTTGCATTCATTAGCATATTAATAACTTTTTTCTTGAATGGGTAATATGCAAATCCATTGTACATTATGGATGAATGCATTATATCTATGATATTACGCATATTATATGATTGTTTAAATATTTCTGGATAAAATTGTGATGTAGAACACTGTAATATTAATATGTATTGAACGTCATTGCTATCGATCAATAGATTATTTTTATTTAATCGACGAACTGTTTGTGTGTTAACTATGTTGATAAAATTACGATGTCCTTGTATTTTTAACATATGTGGGTCACATACAATTAATTTATAGTTATTGCATATGACATCAATGTCAATATCTTGTATACACTCATGTTGTAATAAATAATCGATAGGTAAATTGTCGCCAAATGACGGTAATAGCGCATATATAGTTTGTTGAATATTATCAATGTCAATATCGGGACTATTTGCATTTATGAACAATGGATTTGATACGGACATTTAGAATGCGTATATCTTGTAAAAAATGATGTTAAATGATTATATTTTAAATAATTATAATCATTTAATTAATAATTCAATTTTTTAGCAAATTTTATATGGTTGCACAATGGTAACATATCGATCGTTGCATACATAGCTCGTATTAATATGGAATTTGGATGTTTTAGAGTTTTTATATATTATCTTTTCATATATGAATGGATTTAATATATCTTTGGCCATCTGCTCGCTAATCGATAATGTTGATATAATATCGATTAATGTTGTATTATTATGTTTCAATATATAATCCAAAGCAATATATTGTAATAACGTTAACTTTATTGTATATTGTTTGTCATTTATTGTCAATATTACTTCAGCATATCCGTAATTCATGTGCCATTTATGAGTTATATATTCAGTATCTGCATTTTTTATGCAGATGTGATCACGTATCGTTGATGGTATATACAACGTGCTTGTTGATGATATATTAATGTATTTTGGGTGTAATATATATGAAATGATCATGTATCGCGATTGTATTACTTTCCGCCGACCTACTTTATAAAATAATTTGTTCAACAGTTGACGATTCGTCAACAATATACTTTTAGTGCTCGAAACTAGTTTAAATTTACTTTTCTCACTATATACGGATACATATCCATTAAGTAAATTGTATATTGTGTAATTAGTATAAATCGTGCTGAAATCATTTATATATGGAATTATAAATTTTATGCACGACGTGAACGTGTTTTTATCACATGTTGTCAATGAGTCTAACACGTATTGTGCCAAATATATATTGTTAATTTGCTGTATAAATGAACTCTTGTAATATTGTTTTGTTAATGTAATTACCATTTTAAATATTATAATATATTTATTATCAATAGTATTACACGTAGTAATGTAATTATTAATGTAATCAGTATGTTTCATAACATATCCATAAAACGTAGACATACAATTGCTCTCAATATCGCGGTAAAAAAAATAATTAGTGATATAGTGTTTAGTCAAATTTAGTTTATCAATAATATTGCACCAAATGACATATATATCGCTAATGTCAATAGATTGCTTTTGTTGGAACGAATTATCAATATAATTATTTATGTAATGTTGACATTGCTCTCGTTTTTCTGGATGTGTTGATAATATATGTCGTATATATACTTTATTGTTACTATTAATAATTGATTCCATTTTTATTGGAATATTAATTATTAAGTTAATAATAATTACATATACATAATATTATTCAATTTTTGATATAAAAAATTGTTATTTATACAACATAAATAATATGTTATTATAATAACATATCAATGTACTCTATAAACTGCGTTGATATTGATGTTGACGTTGATTGCATAAATCAAACGAATTGTGTTAATTATTGTACAGACAATGATATTAAAAAAATATTTGCACGATGGGGTGTACCAAAAATACCAACTATCGATTTATGTGAATTAATAAACCAAATATCACAAGACACCGAGCAAGATATAAATATATTATCACGATGCGATAAGCTAACTCTCATTGGTCGATCTATTCTAAGAACAGCATTAAGCTATTATTTATATAGCCGGTATCCTAATAGCGACGAAGGCTTTTTAACAATAATACGAGCAAAGTTAGAGAATAATGCGATGTTATATAAATACGCGGTTAAAGAAAAGTTGTTTGATATTTTTCCAGAAAAGAACATTGTTATGCTTTTTAAATTATTATTGGGGTATATATTTACATATACTTTTAATCTCACATCATCAATTAATATAATCATTGATATTATTGAATCACATATATATTTCGATACGATTATATCAAACAATGACGATTATAAAAGCAATTTAATAAAATACTATCATGCCAATAAATATAATAACCCAACGTATGATACTAAGGTTTGTAATTTATGTATTTTTGAACGATATATATCTTTTGTGTACGATGATTTAGGACATAGAGTATCAATTGGGTATGGTTCCAAGAAAAAAGATGCCGAACAAGCAAGCGCAAAAGATGCATTATGTTTTTTTAATGATACATATAAAGATGTATATGGTAAAATAAAAACTACATCATCAAATGAAATACGTGATGTTCATAAATATTTAACAAATAATGACGTTGGTATAAAGACAAATTCAGTGAGTGATACAGTCGAAAAAAAATATTACATTGACAAAAAAATAATAAACAATGTGTTCGCAAATAACAATATAAGCTACTATGTTAAAAATATACATATATATGTTACCGCATTTATACATAAATCAACAGATTCATTCATATCATATGAACGCCTGGAGTTTCTAGGCGATTCGATACTACATATGATTATAATGCATTATGTGTACAAACGATTTGACAAAGAGTTATCAGGCTTTTTTACAAAAGTTGTTTCTATTCTTGAAAGAACTGAGACGCTATGTAATTTTTTAAAAATATTAAAGTTGAACCATCATATAATATCTACACAATCGTCAACAAAAAAAATATTTGAAGATTGTTTCGAAGCATTTATCGGTGCGTTTTTCATTGATTCGAATAACTATGATATTGTTTATACATTCGTTGAAAATTTATTCGAATCACATATTGATTTTTCTACAATGTTATCGAAAGATGATAATTATAAAGACATTGTGAACAGATATTGCCATAAAAATAGATTAGGTAATGTTGATTTTATTCATACATTAAAAAATGACAAATACTACGCGTATATAACCAATAAATTATCAAAAGACGGACAAATGTTATATGGATATGGATATTCTAAGAAAAAAGCAGAAATATGTGCATCTTATGCATTTTTAAAATATTTTGATGAGATAAATAATGATGTGGATCACGATATAAATACCGTGAATATTTGTAAAGAATTACATCCGAATGATGATGATGATTTAAGTTGCATGGATAACTTGATATAATTGATCTATATTGATTGTTAGCACATCTTTAATAATGAGCTGAAGTAATGGTATTATTTCATCTGTATTATGTATATCAGTATTAAATGTTTTTATGAACGTCCCATAGTTGATATTAATATTATTGATTAATATATTGGTTTCGTTTATAGACGTCGTTAATTGCAATAATTTATTGATTATTCCTATATTAACTTCAATACCACTTAATAAATGTGTTGGATATACAGTATTTGCGATTAAAGATAATGTATCTAATGTTAAATTATTTGTATGTAAATATGATATGATTGTATTAACTTGGAACAATATTTCTTCTTTTTGTTGATGTTCTGTTAATGTGAATATAAACCCATAACTAGTGTTTGAAAAAACAGTGTCAAAATCATTCGTCATATGTCGACTACCTCTATCCATAGTAATCCATTTATTATCTGTTTGTAATTTGTATAACCAAATGTGATTTTTATCAAAACAAAATACTGCTTTTGATTCTGTTGCATATTTATTCAGATTGAGTATATTTCGCTCTTTTGTAAATTGGTACATATTACCAATCGATACATATATGGTAGGTATATTGCTTTTATTTAGAATGTATGTTATTATGTTATGTTGATCCTGTGTTATATAATCATATTCCATATCAAATGGGATATTCATACCCATTGATACGGTGTGTTCTATCAATTCTATATATAATCTATTAAAATCGATATCATTGTATCTCGATCTTCCGAAATAATTATTAATGACATCTAATTTACACATTCCACCAACACTGCTAATATAAGTGCTTTTATTGTCGTTTACAATTGTGGTTGATATTGTTGTTGATGATGGTGGTTGTTTTGTAACATTTATTGTTGGCTTGGTGGACTTTGCAAAAATACATTTATTCATTTTGTTATAATATCTAATAACAAAATAAATATGCGTTATTAACTGGAAGTATATGCGACCTATTGCTGTGTATGTAGGGGGCGTGTAAAACCCACAGTGTGCTTCAACCCATTCAAACTTCGATCATTATTCGGCGCGGGCTGTAATAGGCGACTTTGCGTACGCGGTCCATCCGCGTATGCACCTTGCGGTGCACTGGACGATGAACCTGTCGGTGCACCGGTGGGTGCATCGCCAAATGGCTCTTGAAACGCGTGATGAGGCATTACTACATGCCTATGATGTCCATTGATATATTGCGGTGATTCTGTTAGCGTATGTTGATCACCGAATTTTTTTTCACCAATCCGATATGTTTCTATTATATTATCATCATTAAGTCTTATATGATTACTAGTTTGATTTTGCATTATCGAATATTTCATCGAATATTTTCTTAATCTTTGTGATGCACTTATGATGATATCACCAGTTATCGAGTCTATAATATTACCCCCACCCAAACATAGCCCAAATTTATTATTCGCAAGAACAAGTAGTTCTCCGCGGTTAAACTCACCACCTGCCTCGTTATCGGCAACATTAACTAACTCGATATCATGTAAGCTGGTTCCAATTCTATTATTTAAATATTCTCGATATACTTCAAATATAGATGAGTATATTGAACCAGTTTGATCCAACGTTCCCATAATATGATCACAATAACGTGACAATCCGGTAGATTTATCAAACGTCTGACAATCTTGTAATATTCCTTTTAAAAACAAAATATTTTTAGATGCTTTATAGGACTCATCCCAATCCACTGTACATGCATCCGGATCTATCATAACAACGTATCCGTAATTTGGCACATAATATTCTATGTCATTCACTATATATTTCCAACACGATATCATTTGATCAGTTGTGGTATGATCGCTCCCCGACGTTTTCTTAATATATACTGAATCCGCGCTATTCCATGTAACGACATCCGTCGTTACAACTTGATCATGCGCACTTGTTGGTATTTCTGTTAATGATATGCGATATATGTCCATCGTATAAATAGCTACCATTATTTGAAATATAACAGATTTCCAAACATTTAAACTATGTGAACCATTATATATCATTTTCAGAACATGATTATTTTCCCTACCATAATGATGTGTATGCCACATTCTCAACGAGAATGTCGGTGCTTCGGATAATACTATTACCGCATTTTGTTTAAATTTAGGATCAGGATGTGTCCCGAATTTTTTTTTGTAAAGTTCGTTAAAATCAGTCCCGCCGTTAATGCTATATATTGCATATGTGATAACAAAATGCGGACATATTTGTTGTTTTATAAACGTATCTGTCACAAAAATACGAAATTGTACATGATTTTGAACAAAATTATTATTACCAGTTTCTCTTTCTGGTATTAACGTAATCATAATAGATGTTGAATTGTCCGAACACATTACTTTATTATCCCTAGAATCATACATAATTGGGTGACATGCACGCATTGTTATTTTAACATTAGATATGAATAAGCGAGTATCTATCGGGTTTGTATAATCTCGATATGGAGTTATCTGTTCGAACTTCACGCGCGCTAACATATCGGCAACACCTTTTACATGTACATTATATTTATTTGTCCCGACGTGAATGTCGCTACCTAGTCCATCTTGTGTGAATATAGATCTCATATAATCGTACAATATTAATCGCTCAGATATTTTAATAAATGATGTGTTTATATTTTTTTTTGGCAAAATATCTTCATATATCTGTGCCACACCGGATACATTGCCAAACAATTCGCCAACATGCACGTTGTATGTGTTCGATATTTGCGGTTTATAGAATGGACCTTGTTGCATTGGATCATATACCATTTGCCCAGGTACACCTATCGGAATGGCTGGATTGGCGAAATACGGATTACTGTGTACTGGTTGACCTACCATTTGTAATACAGTATCATAGTATTTATCAACCGCTTCTTGTGATAATCGCTTGTCCTCGTATGGTGCCTTATATTTTTCTGGTTGTTGTTGACGTGCAAAACTTTTTAACTGATGGAGGGTGTCTTGTTGTACGTTATGATGACCAATCGATTGTGTTGATTTAGGGTGATCGTAATGTTGTTTGTGTTGCGGGTAATGTTGATGTGGTTGGGTATTTATTTTATCTCGGTAGACTGTGCCGGTTGTTTCAATGCTTCTTGGCATTTCGTACGGTGGTCCTCCTCCTCGATGTTCTTTTTTCCCCCCCTATTTGGGTGGAATTTTTAGTACCATCTATACCATTTTCAATTTGTTGCTGATTTTGCATATTTTGTTGATCTCCATTATACGAAGCTAACGCAGGTTGTTGCAAATCGTGCATATTGGGGAACATTGTTTGTTGAGGTTGTGTATTCGAGATACCTTGCATCCCAGGAGCCATTTGCATACCAGGAGCCATTTGCATACCAGGAGCCATTGGCATTTGCATCCCAGGAGCCATTGGCATTTGCATCCCAGGAGCCATTGGCATTTGCATATTTGGTATACCGTTCATTTGCATTCCAGGTATTCCTTGCGTGTGCGTGTTTTGTGTAAATTGTTGATGTTGATTAGGAAATCCGTGCGACAACTGCGTTGTATCTATATTGCCTAAATATTGATTTCCACCATCTGTATTATACATATTACCAGCTCCAGATGGAACCATTGTTAATGGTCCACTATATTGTGTTGGATTTGTCGTATTATTAGAGTGTTGTTGATCGCGATGATTGATGTTATTGTGTGTTGGGTTAGAAAACTTTTTCATGTATTTTTTAAATAATTTTCTTTCATGTGTTGACATTTTTTTATATTTAGATTTCATTTTGTTAATATTTTTTTTATTATTGATCTTTGCTACGCCACCTGTTTGCTGTTTATTTATACGTATAGAAGAATCACTAGACGAATCACTATTAGAACAACTACCACTTGCAGAATAACTAGCCGAACCACTACCCGAATCAGTGACAGAATCACTAGTAGATTCATTTTTGGTACGTAATGAGTTTTCCACTTTGCGTTGCTGTTCACCAGATTCGCCTGGACCGTCTGGAACTGACAATGGTTCCGGTCGTTCACTACCACTACCACTACCACTACCACTACTACCACTACCACTACTACTACTACTACCATCATCACTACTATCACTATCATTTCGATGATGATTTATATGCGAACCTATTTCAGTACCTGGTTCTTTAATACCTTCAATAATCTCTCTCAGTTCTTTTATTTTTTGCATAGTTTTATTATCAACATCATTATTTATAATACTAGAATGCTCCGAATAAGATTTATCTGATAAATATATGGTATCGCTATGTTCAGAATTAGTACCTATATGCGAATTAACATATTCCGCACTGTCATAGGTTGAATCAGTACCATATTCGTGAATTATATCATTGACTATATTTGTGTTCTTTTGACGATATGCAACCGGTTTGCGATAATTCATTTTTCGAGTTCCCTCGACTGTATTTTTTAAATTGTTCGATGATTTTTTTCCAGATTTATACATTATTATATGTCTGTTTAGTAATATTTATATTTATACATAACATTTTAATGTTGTGTATAAATATTCTTATCAAACATGCTTACATATTGTATTACATATTGTATTTATATCTCCACCCGTTACTATATCTACATACTTGCCATTTTTTAACATAACAAACGATGGCAAATATTCTATTTTAAACATTTTACACAACTTATCACATTTATCAACATTTATTTTGTAAAAATAAATATTTTTTTTTTTATTTTTAAGGTTTGTAACATAGTCGCAAAATTCGTTAAACGGTGCGTTTATATTCTTACATGCACTGCACCATTCTGCATAAAATTTAATAACGACTATTTCATTATTCTTATTAACAACCGCACGTATATCATCGTTACTTATTTCTATTATTGACATTATATGTATAATTGATATAATATGTTTCAACTATCTGGTGTAATTGATTATTCTACATTAAAATTAACAGCTTCATCAAAACAAGTATTATTATTTGCAGATGATCACTCATCGACAACGTATTGTTCAAATATAAAATTTATCGGAGACATTGCTAACAAAATAACGAAATATGTGCATTATATTTTTTTAATAGAAGATGTTCTAGACAACCATAATCTTAAAATTCAATTTGATACATTACATATTCGTGCAACAAGGCAATTTATTGATCAAAATTTCAAAAATGTATTGCCAACAGATATACGACCGAACTTAATACCACTTGATATACATGCTATTTATGAGCATCGTGATAATTTCGAGGGTGTTCGCGTATGGCATTATGTATACATGCTATTCGCGCTCTTTATATATGATTTTAAATCATATGATGGTACATTTGCATATACAAAAGAGCAACATGAATATATGCATATAAAATACGCATCACAAATGCAAAATATTGAGAATTTAAAATCATTATTTAAAAAAATGATATCTGTGATTGGTAACTATAAATGCAATATACATGGACAATGCATAATACTACATATACAAAAACTATATGAAATAACATATAATATCAAAAATGAGTTAATAACTGTATTATTTGATTCACATACGCTATTTTCACACACATATAGCGACAATAATATTGAATATATGCTTTTCCCATTTATTATATATAATGACCCTTGTTGGGTAACATACCATTTAACAATAATTGATTCTATATTCGAGTACTTTAATATTCTTTATATATTTGCTTCTAAATGCAATATATGTGGATATTGGGGACTTGTTCATTTTTTACGAATATGGTATATATTAAAAAAAATATATAAAATAGATGTAATACAACAACCGCACTCACAATTATCGATAAAAAATCATATATTAAATATCGATAATATTAAAGATATGCGATCATGTACGATCATTGATTTACCATAAATCAAATTTCATGGATTTGTTAGGATATGATTCGATGTCGCAAAACGACATAATGTATTCTAAGTATTTTATTATATCTTGCTTATGTACATTTAATTGATGCATAAGTAACAATATGCTCAATTTATTTATTTTTAATAATTTTTGTATATTGGATGTTTTATGTTCTATATTTGTGAAATCATAATACTTTATTGATTTAATATGTGGATTTGGAACATTATTAGTTATGCATGATAATACGTCATTAATAATATTTACACAATCTAAACACAATCCGTAAATAGATTGTTCATTTGCACAGCTTGTTATACCCTTGCATACACATTGAACACATACTGATTTTACCGATCGTGTTTTGTATATATTATTAAATGTATTGCAATATTTACATTGTATTCCGAAATAATTAATGTATCGCTTTAATGTCGTTGATTTTAGTATCGGATCATCAATTATAATATCATCGAATTTTATTTTGTAGTATTGTATGTCTTGTAATAATAATGTGTTGCTAAATTCACATGAATTGTATTTATATCCTCGAATAATGTTTAATATCTTATTAAATGTGTATGGGCACCTATCTATAAATATTTCATTGCTGTTATTATTGCTTAACAAATCTCTTATTAATTCGGATTTTTCCGATAATTTGTGTATGTTAGTTACGTAAACAATCCCACCGACATTTACGTTGATACAATCCATTATATGTAATCGTATTATAATTACAATTATTTATATTACATACATACTGATTATTTTTCATTTTTATTTATACACATTAGTTTGCGATTAAACGAATTTCAATGAATGCAATAATACAAATGGCATGTTCTCTCAATTGTTCACATTAACATTTATTGCTGGATATACCATGCACACTAATTTTTATATGTGTTATATAAATATATTAATTTATGGCATCTTCAACTATTTATATCGATCATTTTCCGGTTAGTACAGTTACTAACCCAACTGTAAATATTCGTCCGGTGATAACCCGTTGTAATTACTGGTGCAATATCAAAAATGGGGCAACGGGTTATATGGGGGCATGTAAACAAAACGACGTCGATGATGACACATACTATGGCACATGTATGTGCAATAAAAATAACCCGAATATGACATGTCGGTCTGGAACGACTAAAATTCAACTTAGTTAATTAAAGCAATAATATATCAGAATTAAATAGTATCTCAACATAACATACATTTATAATCATAAATGGTTTATAGGACTGTCCAGTAAATATTTGTCGTATTACAATGCAACATAATGCATATACAACAGTATATTTAAACAAACCCTATAACTGCGAAGAGATGCGGATTTTTTCTCCATTTATTGTACAGGAGT